GTGAACGGAATGAACGGATTTCTTCAGTATATGCATCAAATACACCATCATTGTGAGTCTTACGATAGTGAGTAAAGATATCCTTTACCTTATCATCAACTTCCACACCGTTTTCACGGCAAGCCTTAGCAACTACATTGATACCACCGAAAGGCTTGATAGCACGCTTCAACAACTCATCAGTCTGAAGACCTACGATCAATTCATTTTCACGGTCAATATAGCCAGCCTTATGTGAAGTAATAGTCGAAACAGTTACATTGTCAAGGGCACGAACACCGTTGTTAGCTCTTTCTTCTTCCAAAGCCTTCAAACAAGCGTTCCAAACTTTCATAGTTCTTTCAGTTGGACCAGCCAAGAAAGAAGCATCTCCTTCATACGGAGTCAAGTTTTCGTGAACGAAGTTACCAACATTGATTTCTGTCATCCACTTACCTTCTTTGAAATTCATTTTCATGTCCATTGGTTTATAGGTTTTAAAGTTTTATGGTGCAAATATACTACATTTTTATGATATATAACATACCTATATATAGGTATTTTCTATTAGCCTATAGAAATACTTTACTTTAAGGTCGAATACCGTACAAATACCCCATCAAAGCCATCTTTCCTCTCATTGTTTCACGAGGTGTAAATTCTGCATTTACCCACATATATCGGATGTTGAAAAAGGATTCCTGATGGGGCCATCCTCCCGTATACCAATCCGGATAACAACGCTGTAAGATGATGCGTGCATCTCCACCATTACCTGGCGACCAAGTTTCCGTTCCATTGAATGGAGTTTGTCCAGGATGTGAACCGGGAACACCATCATTCCGGCCTGTAGTATAACAATCGATAATATGTCGCTCGCCCAATCCAGTCATCTCAACAATATTCGATGGATTTCTACCTAATCCCCAGGATGCCTCCATGTACATAGCCTTTTCCAATTCCTGCTTTCTTCGAGCGTCATCGGTGGCATAATGGGCTAACATCACCATGTGGAGATTTTCTGATACTTGCCAACGAGGATCGTTTGCCGTACGTCTACTCGGACGTGTCTTCATGTGATTTACATTATTTTCATCGGCTTGTGCATGAACACTTGCTATCATATTCTGATATAAGTCTACATAATTTCGTTGATGCGGACAAGTCAGATAAGCAGCGGTTGCCCATATTTGATAATAAGGTTGTTTACCTTTCATAAAAATAGGTGTTGAAGCATTCTTTACGACACTCTCTTCAGCCATGATTGTTTCCCATTCCGCATTCCCTGTTACATTATACAGAAAAGCAGCTGCCATTTGCCGGAAATCACGACCACGCATCCGAGCACTACCAATATCCTGAGTTTCATCCAATTGTTGATCTGATTGTCGACTTGCAAATCGGAAAGCTTTGATTGCTTCATCCGTATAATACGAACATAGTTCTTGATTTTCATGAATACGAAAAGCTTCTGCAAGGATGGCACAATTGGCAGCATTTGCCCATGCAGCCATCGATGTACAGCCTGCCTGGAACATGACACTCCATTCTTTCGAAGGATTGGTCACTCCCTGCGAATAGGCTTCACCATCACGGATACTCAAGAAAAAATCCACTTCATTTCTAGCTTCATCTATCAAGTCGGGGATACCATTACCACTTTCCCGTATACCTAAATCGTCTTCGGATAAACGTCCGTCCGTCAACAAATAGGGGAGAAGCATATCATATATATTGCTGACATGAGCTAAATGACGATCCCAATCCATCGCATCCGAATGACCTCCACGTACTTCCGTATTAACCGGATTGCCTGGCAAACGATGTTTCCAGAACGCAGATTCCATAGCTGATTTGAAATGTGGCTCATCCCATACATCTCCTCGTAATTTACGCCATTCCGGATGCCACGGATGTAAATCGGTCTTATACACAGTTAGTCCAATCGGATCAATTTCAGGAATAAACATCGGTTGTCTAGGAGCAGGTGTAATCTTTGGATCAATTGGTTCGCCCAAACGCATGTAATAATACCCACGTACTGAATATTGATAAGGTTTGAAATAGAGATCGTTCTTGATTTCAAAATCCATGCTACAACCTACATCTTCTACCACCAAACGATAACGTCCCGGTTTGGCTTCCTTAAAATCGATGTTCCACACATCCGATCCAGTCATGTTTTTCTTATTGGCTTCCTTCAAATGTTCCGATGAAGCCATCCAAAACTTAACATTTCCTACTTTATGGGACTTCTTCGTAGCCACATTGTACAAATACACCTTTTTACCTTCGAAGGATGAATAATCCCGTTGTCCGCCTTCACCAAGCCATAGGTATAAATCGGCCGCTTTTATCGGTTCTTGTGGTACATAACCTAAGATATTCACATGAATGGATTCAGACATGGAATTCCAAATATCAAATGTTGTACTTGCTGTCTTTACATCTGCATTTACCCCCGATGGAATATGTACCGTATAAGCGCAACCTTGTTTCATCGATTGGGGCAATTGAAGGAATATCCAATGATCAAGTTCACTAGTTAGTGTATTGTCGGTGTTCATTGGCTTTGATTTTCGGTAGGCAGCCAATGCCTTTTGTGTTCCGTAAGATACATCGTCATTGGAACTGATTGACCAATTGTCCGCCATAGATGCAATGGATGGATCCAGTCTATCGCCAAACACTTTCAGCGTATCATCTCCCTCTACGAACGTATGACCTAAAAATGCACTAGGCCCTGTTCCGTCATCCCGGTAACGTACCTCACCATCTCTAAAATGAACCATTAAGTAATCTTTGTCAACAACACTCAATTTCAAGAACTTGGTTGCATGAATAAATTCGATACCGAACAAGGTGAAGAACACCATTAGAATGCTGATGATGAATGACCGTTTCATATATGAGGATTTAAGGGTTATTATCTTCTCAAAATTAGTCATTATTTTTCAATAATCATAGGGTAGGAGACAAAAAAAGACCTTTAGAATGATTATTCTAAAGGTCTTTTTCTAAAGCGGAAGCTGGGGGATTCGAACCCCCGGTACGGTTGCCCGTACGTCAGTTTAGCAAACTGGTGGTTTCAGCCACTCACCCAAACTTCCTTCCTTTGAGGTTCCTGGCGGACTTTGAATCCTCCTTATCCTTATTAAATTAGCTATATAGCGGGATTTTTCGGGCTACATATAGTTATTTCAATAAATTATTCAAGCTTTGACGATGTTCAGAATTATCAGGATCGAAACTATATATTTCAATTTTCCCGTCAATTTCTACAGAAGATTCAGGCATCTCAGATATCTTATATATATCGACATTTTTAAATGTGAACTTAGCAATAAGTATATACTCCCCTGCAATATTCTTATAATAAATACCGGACTTTGCATTATAGGAGAAGATCTTCTTTATATAATCAACACCTGCTTCTGTACTCATTTATTCAAAATCTCATAATTCTTATCTCCAAAGATGGAACGGAGGATTTCAACCTTCTTCTCGTCCTTCAATCGGATCTGAAGAATGGCTTCTACATCCTCATGCTGCTTACCACTTGGCACATATTTTTCTGGGTAAGTGAATAGGTCTATCACTTCAACTCCGAGACAATTTGCGATATTCTCAAGTTCTGCGACTTTCAATTCCCGCTTTCCATTCTCAATATTGCTTATAACAGCATTGTCAACAGATAAGGCATCGGCTAATGCTTTCTGAGGTATGCCCTTGTTGATACGTATTTCCTTTATGTTCTCTATTATCTTCATAATTGCAAAATTATCCTAATCAAAACACTATTAAGTTGAGAAAACATCACTCTTATTTGACATTTTCTCATTATTTGTTTGCGTTATTCTCAAATACGCTATATATTTGCAGCGTGTAATTGAGAATAACACAACGAAGTTTGCAAAAACTCAAGTGTTTTTAAAGTTTAACAACTAATATTTTAATAAAATGGTATTTGGAGACTATATGAACTCTTTACCCAATGTGAAGTTGGATACAATCAAGAAGATTGCAGAATTAACCTGTTCTTCTACGGTTTCAGTGTATCGATGGATGTCGGGTGATATAGAACCACCTTTATTGAAGAAAAAGATTATTGCTGACTACATTGGCAAGAGTGTTGATGAATTGTTTCCGAAACAAAATTGATATGGTATCTTTAGCTAACATCGAATTTTACAACACCCCAGACGGGTCGGTGATGTATAAAGAGAACGGACAACCGGTGAAGCTGTTATCGGAGAACAATCGTGGAATTATTGAAGCTATAATGACCATTATCCAACAGCGATATCCAATAGCCTTTGCCCGATTAGCAGAACTTTATAGCCGCTATGAGCGCAACCGCATTCATTTTGAATTTATGATGGTACATCGTTTCATCCGTTGCAACTTCGGAGAATATGACCAATTCAAATATGACATCGATAGGGGTGGTACTTTCTGTTTCGAAGAAGTACGGTGCCCACTCCGTGGAGAGTGTCAGCATGAGGGTGTCATCTGCAAACCCGAACTTGACACGAAACTGACAGAAAGAGAAATGGATGTGTTTGCATTGATCGGGGAGAGCATGGAAACAATGGCCATTGCTGAAGAGCTTCACATATCTCCGGCCACGGTGAACCGCCATCGGGAAAACATCAAGGCCAAGTTGGGCTTGAAGAATGTGAAGGAGATGATTCATTATTATCTGACTCAAGTCAATAAATGATACCTAATCCAACACATCCGGTTCTGGACGGCAGCCTCCATGGTGGGCTGTCCGGAAGTGTTGTTTCAATAGATTCTTTCGCCTCAATCCACGATTCTCGACCACTCCCTACCATGGAGGGGGTGCGTGGATTGTTTACTAGAGTGTATATACCTTATAATTATATGTAACTATGGAACGGAAATATCAGATGATTAAAGAACTTGCGGATGCACTGCAGAACCGCATCCAAGAAGAGAATCTTCCTATAAAGATTGAATTTGGCGAAGAAGAAGTGGATTGTAATGGAGACAAACAAGTGGATGTCTTGCTGGAGTATGATGATCCTGACTTGGTGAATGATGTGTTGACTGATACGATTAACATGACTTATAATTTAGTATGATATGGCAGGACCTATAATAATGACAGAAGAGTATTGGAAAAACAGCCAATTCTCTATTGCTAGATTCTATGGTAGAATTAATTTGAATGGAAAAATGTTTTATGTTGTCAATAAGGAGGGTATCACAGTCCTGGAACTTAGTGATCCAAACAGTCCGTATTATGTAGAGGGTGACAAGGTTATTCAACCGGGAGAACCTTGTGACCTGGTACATGAAGACTGGATACCTATATATAAAGTATTAGGTCGAGACAAAACAATTGAACTGGTAAAGAACAATACCCCTTTGGTTGAAGCATTAAAAATGATTGAATGATATGAAGAAAGGTCAGAAAGTTAGAATCAAATCATCTGGAAAGATTGGGGTGATTGCAGATAGTGAATTCTTTCATTGGGGTGGAAGAAAGCATGTGAGATATGAAGTGAAGTTTGATAAACAAAAGGATACAGTTTGGTATCCGAAGGAGGAATTGACTACGGACTTGGTAGAACGTGCTACAGTCGTTTTCTGTGGGGAGAATGGTTCTTTGAGTATAGAGTTTTCTTTTCATAGAGAAAAGAATTATTCAATGGATTTAACGCTTACGTGTAATCCGGAAAACATACAGGAACATTATGGGCTTCATGTATTCTTATTTAATATGCTGAAAGAAAGGCTATATGGCAACTCATAAGTTAGTTAATATTTGGTTCCGCCACCCGGAGGTGCGAATTTCGTCCTTTCGGGTGGTTTTGGTTATCCGTTAATTTGTGCTCTAAATCTCAAGCTATGTACTTCAATGAAGATGAAATCCGAAGAATAAATGATGCTGCCGAAGGGCGGTTGCTCGATGTGGTGGAGAAATTCCATACCATGCGAAAGAGTGGTCAGTTATCCTATGTGTGTGACTGCCCGAAATGTAATGCGGCCAAGAAGTTCACTGTCACACCTTCGAAAAATATATTCAAGTGTTTTTCCTGTAACGAAATGGCCGGAAAAGGTGCCATCTCATATCTGATGACCGTAGAAGGGTACAGTTATACGGATGCTTTGGAGTTTCTGGCCAAGGAATTCAATGTGATCCTGGACGAACGCCCACAGAAGAAGCCGGCAAAGGCTGCACCTGTCAAGATGAAAAAGGGCAGCAAGGCTGCAAAGGGGGTGGATGCGGAATCTTATTGCGCTAAGATGTTGGCCGAATCCGGACTTACCTTCGAGGATGTGACAGCCAATGTCTATAAGAGTGACGACAAGTCTTCTATCTTCCAGGCACGTACTTTCAAACCGGGTACCATCGATGATCGTGGCCAATTGACCTCAAAAGGCGATGATGTCATCATTGAATACTATGATTTGGACGGTCTTCCTGTACGCTATACCCAGAAAGACAGTAAGCGGAGAGCTGCAGGTGAAAGCAAGGAATACTATCGGGTGCGCTGGCAGTTCCCTGACATGCATTTGGATAAGGAAGGCAAACCTTTTAAGTACAAATCCCCTCCGGGCAGTGGTACACCCATCTACATTCCGGAAAAGATACGTGCTGCATTCAAAGCACATACCCCCATCGATCGGCTTTACATCCAGGAAGGTGAAAAGAAAGCGGAGAAGGCTTGCAAACATGGCATCCCTTCCATCGCTGTGTCCGGCATTCAGAACTTGGGCAATAAAGGCACTTTGCCTGAGGACTTTGTCCGGATTGTGACAGCTTGCCAAGTGAAGGAAGTTGCATTTGTGTTCGATTCCGATTGGGATGATATCAGTACCAACATCAAGATCAATGACCAGGTAGAGAAACGTCCTCGATGCTTTTTCTATGCAGCCAAGAACTTCAAGGAATATATGCGTACCTTGAAGAACCGGGATATCTATGTAGAGGTTTTCGTTGGCCATATCCGGAAGAATGAAGCCGGCGATAAGGGACTGGATGACTTGTTGGCCAATACACTTCGGGGACGTGAAGACGAACTGGCCAATGATTTCAATTTTGCATGCAATGACAAGCGTGGTGCCGGGCAATTCGTTGAGATGTTCAAGATTACGGCATATACCGACCACAAGCTGGCCGAATTGTGGTGCCTCCATTCCCACGAAGCATTTGCCGAACGGCATAAGGATATACTGAAAAATCTTCCCGAATTCCTTTTCGGTAGATATCGGTGGAAGTTTGACGAGAACGGCAAGGTGGTATTGGCACAGCCTTTCGATGCTGACGAGCAGTTTTGGAAGGTGGTCATCAAGAACCAGGGCAAGGATTCCGAACGTACGGAATATGAATTCTGTTATGTGAACTCACAGAACTTCCTTCAGAACCGTGGATTCGGGAGACTTCGCCGCTTGGATCGTACTTATCAGTTTGTACATCTGGAACCACCGGTGGTACGTTCCATCGAAGCGAGCGATGCCCGTGATTACTTGTTTCAGTTTGCCAAGCACAACTGCTGCGTGGGTGTAAATGAAATGCTCATCAAGGGTGTAAGCCAGTATGTAGGTCCGGACAAGCTTTCGTTGCTTGACTTTGTTCATCCCAACTTTATCCGCCCTACCAGAGACCAGCAATATTTCTATTTCGACAAGACCTGTTGGTTGGTGACCAAGGATGAAGTATCTGAAATGGGGTACGAGAAAATCACCCATCATATATGGGAGGAGCAGCGAAGGAACTATCCGGCCAAGCATCTCGGGAAGCCGCTAATCACGTTCAGTCGCGCTGATGAAGATGTATTTACCTATGAAATTTCCGAAGAAGGGGAGAAATGCCACTATCTCCAGTTCCTGATCAACACGAGCAACTTCACTTGGCGCAAGCCGGACAACGAAGTGACCGACATCGAACGGAACGAGAACCGGACGCATCTGCTGAGTAAGCTTTGCGCCATCGGCTACATGCTGATGGAAGCCAAGGATAACAACGTGGCACGTGCGGTTATCGGTATGGACGGTAAACAGAGTGAAGTAGGGGACTCCAACGGACGTTCCGGAAAGTCGTTGATTGGCGAACTGATGCGTAACGTGATGCCGATAGCCTATATACCAGGCAAGAACTCGGACATATTCAAGGACCAGTTTGTCTGGAATGACGTACAGGAGAATACCAAGCTGGTCTTTATCGATGACGTGCTTCAGAACTTCAACTTTGAATTCCTTTTCCCGAACATTACTGGCGACTGGAGTGTAAATTACAAGGGTGGCCGAAGAATGACGCTTCCTTTCACCCAATCGCCGAAGATATACATAGCTACCAATCATGCCATCCGTGGCGAAGGTTCTTCCTTTACCGACCGCCAATGGCTGTTGGCATTTTCGGATTTCTACAATGACCACCACAAACCGGTAGACGATTTCGGTTCCCTATTCTTCAGTGAATGGGATTTTGACCAATGGAATTTGTGTTGGAACTTGTTGGCCAACTGTATCCAGTTGTATCTTACTTTTGGAGTGATCCAGGCACCGGGTGAGCGATTGGAGCAACGCAAGCGCCGGCAAGAAATGGGAGAGGCTCTGATATCATGGGCTGACGAGTATTTTTCAGACTCAACCAAGATTGGTACAGCCATTCCCCGGAAGGAATTGTACGATGCATTCTGCAATTACGATCCACAACAACGCAAGTACATTTCATCGACAGCCTTCAAGAAAAAGTTCAAGATGTATTGTTCCTGGAAGGGATATGTACTCAATCCTCATAAATATGACAGCGTGACCGGCTTGCCTTTCCAAGTTGATAAGGACGGCCGTCCTATAGTGGACGACAAATCCGGAGGTGTTGAGTATTTTACTTTAGGGATAAACAAGGATTTGGTTCAGCCTTCTACCGAATCAAGTGAACATTTGATAGATTTCTGATGATGCCTAGGAGTTATAGTGAAATATTGGCAAAGGTGGAACCTATATACGAGGCACAGCCGGAGAGGTTCACCAAGTTCTACGACCGGATTACAGTTCTTTTGAATGATTTGAAACCGGGAACAAGTATCCTGATTGCAGAACATTGTACTCCTCGTTCACTTGAGTTGTTCATGGATGTTGCCGAAATGGTCATCATTGAAGATCTGATGCACCGGGATGCTATGGACGGTGTACTGGAGTTTAGTGATGACAGGAAAAGTATTCGTAGGACAGAGGTGTATAGACCGTCGAAAAGTTTATATTCTTCTTATCGAAGAAGCATGGAGCATTCCTAATTTAAGACATTGTAAAGATACTGATTTTCTGCGAATTAAACAAATAATATAGAAGATAAATGCTGAAGAAAGAGAACAAAATATTCGTCGTGGTTTGCCCGGACTTGCAATTGAGGAAACAGCTTATCGCCAGACTGGCAGTCAAACTGGGGTTTGCATTGATTCCTAGCGACGCCATGAAACTGATTAAGCAGAATGTACATGCCTATGATCTTTCAACGGCATATTTCGTGATGTGCTCCGAGTACAGTTTTAGAGGTGCGTCAATTACAAACCAAAGGTTGTACGAAATGGCAGCAAGAGGCATCTGTGTTATCGTAGGTGTACGCGCATTGCCTCGTGAATATGAATTGATATCGCAGGCTTTTTATCCTGATAACCTTTAGTACGAGCGTCCGGTATTCCGGACGCTTTCTTTTTCGGTTTTCCCTTGTACCCTTTACCGGGTTCCAAAAACTTTTGGACAAGGGTGCGGTCGTGCCGCTGGTGAGGCACATATATTATTTTTTTATTTATTTCTTTATTTAAAAAAGTGACCTTATTAAAAATGAATATTTTTTCGTGCAATCGTGCAAAATATAGATTTTTACACCTTAATGAATTAATATACAATAATTTGTGCTTTGCACAAAAATCGCACAAAAACGTACGAATTGTACAAAATTGCACAAAAACGGCTTTTGTACGCACAACGAATTTCTGTACAAAACTTGTACGAATTTTGTGCGTAGCGGAAGGAGTTGTATTTCAGAGGGTTGCAAGGGGTTGTTGTCGGGTGGAGGTACGTTTGCACAAAAATCTACGATTGATATAAAAAGGTGCGCTTATGGGTAGATAATACTATAAAAACTTGACTATTTCAATAAGATTTCGTATCTTAGTAGTTAAAAATCAATCGTTTATGAGCCAAAAAGAGAGAACAAAACCATTTGTAGTAATAGAACTGGAGCCATACCTTCAGGATTTCCTGTTCCATGAGTTCGGTCAGCCCCGGAATCATGACGGAATCGTAGTGTCAGGTACTCACGATATCGGTAGGATGATACAGGCATTGGTGACGGTAAGTGACAAACCTCGCAAACAGCCGTTGGGTGATCATCCGGTGACGCTCTATCTACCTATCCAGTCGTGGAACCATGCATTGTTCGAAGAGAACTTCATCTACATACCGGAGTGGAAGCAGCACCAGTTGCGGTTGTATATCGAGGCGAGTTTCCGGATCAAGGTTCGGGAGTATTTCTTGGCCGGTCATCAGAAGGGGTATCGTCAGGATCATATCATCCGTGCATTCCTTGAAGCGTACAACATCAAGCACAATGCACTCAGTTATGACCAGTTGAAACAGTTGGATTATCGTAATAGACGTAAGATCACGAGGGAAATAGCTGCTGACATCAACAATGCCGTGCCGAAGTGAAAACAATTATTAACAAATTAATTTTTAACCGATTTGTCCCTTTTTGCTCACATTTTAATTAAAACATAACCATGAATGACAAGCATTCGGCTATATGCCACCTTATCTTTTATGAACTTTCTGCAATATCAATACAGTCAAGAATTGGGGTACCAACAGCAAAACTTACAATTATCACTGAAGGTATTAAATTGCCTGTAACAAGTACTTCTTTATCTGAAGTTCGTTCCGCAAACGGCAGTTTTGTAGATATTGAACTATCTGCAAAGATAACGGATACTTCCGTTTCATCAGAAGACATGCTTTTACAATGTTCCTATCGATATGGAATACTCGAACTCCATTACACCGATGGTTCCAGAAAGTTATTGGGATCAAAACAGTCACCGGTGTTTTTGACATACGAAAAATCGGGTATCCCGGCAGCTTTCATCCTGTCTGTCAAAGGCACACAGCCTGAATATGCAAAATTCATATCGTAATAATTTAGTCCTTTTAGCCCGTGGATAGCCATTTTATCTTTGTGTTGGGTTAAATTACATAAACGAAATGGTTTTATCACATTTATATAGTGCAATTCTACGGGGTAAATGGTTCATACGGCTGGAGGATGTTGAAGCCAGTGCCTTGCTAATGCAGCAGGTATTGGACGGCTCCAGTTCCAAATCGGCAGAAGAAAAACTTTCCGACCGTAAGCCGCTGAAGCTTCAGATGACTCAGATGGCTTCATCCAAAAGCCAGTCTGAAATGCCGGACAATGCGGTGGCCGTCATTCCACTTCATGGTACCATGCTGAAATATGGTACCTATTGTGCGTATGGTACCGTAGAAATTGCAGAACTGATACGTGAAGCTGCCAACAATCCGAAAGTGGGTGGAATACTTCTTGATGTGGATTCAGGCGGTGGTGCAGTGGATGCCATTGCGCCCATCCTGGATGCCTTGGAGTACAACCGTTCGGTCGGCAAGAGTTCGGTGGCTCATTGTGACTTGGCGGCTTCGGCTGCTTATTATGCCGCACTGGGTTGTGACGAGATTATTGCCAACAATCAGATATCTGCTGAATTTGGTTCTATCGGTGTAATGATGTCGTTCCCAGATTATGCCAAGTATTATGAGAATGCCGGCATCAAGATTCATACCATCTATTCCAATCTGTCCGATTACAAGAATGCTCCGTTTGAAGCTGCCAAGAAAGGGGAGTATGACAAGATCAAAGCCGAAGAACTGGACCCGTTGGCTCGTAAGTTCCAGGAAGCGGTAAAAAATAAGCGCGGAGATAAATTGGTTTTGGACACGGAAGGTATTCTTTCCGGACGCATGTTCTACGATAACGATGCTTTGGCCTGCGGTTTGATTGATGCTGTGGGTAATAGGGATTTTGCCGTATCACGTGTCCGTTCCATCCGGATAGATGCTACTATCAATGATTACGTTAAATCTAAACTTTAACTATGTTTCAAAAAGTTCTCAAATTGACATTGGGTTTCCTTGGTATTACAGCTTTTGCCAAGGATGCTAAGGGCAAGTCAGTCCTTCTGTCAGAACAAAAGAAGAAGCTGACCGACAAGTGGGGTGAAAGATTCGTCGAATCTTTTGAAAATGATTTGGCCGAGTTCGAAAAGGATGGTGCTACGGCTGAGAGTGCTTTGACTGCCGAACTCGATGCTGAAATGTTGGCGCAATATCAAGCTGACAAGAAATTGTTGGATGAATTGCAGGCGAAGGTGAAGCAGCTCGAGGCTGACAACGAAAAGATGGCCAAGTCTCCGGCTGGTGGTAATGTACAAGAAGTAAATGGTGGTGTCATGAATCAAAACGCATACAAGCCGGACATGAATCTGTCCATCAACAAGAAATACTTTGCGGCTGCATCGGCTGGTTACGAATATAATGGTAATGAAACAGTCGACACAGAGGAACTTCGTACCGAATTCGGTCGTTATGTGTCAAGTGAGAAGATGCAGATCTTCCTGACTTTGCTCAATCCGACCAACTCCATGCAGTACATGTCCACTATCATTACCGACAAGTTCCAGGTGAAGGCTACTCAAGCCAACATCACTTCGGTACTTCAGTCGTTTACTCCGCAGTGGACACCGAAGGGTAAATCGAAGTTTACTCCGCTCACCATCGAGCAGTATCCGATGAAGATTAACGTGTCAATCTATCCGTCGGACATCATCAACGACGTACTCGGTTACTTGTACGATGAAAAGTTGGATCCGAAGGATATGCCGATTGTTCGTTACATCGTAGAACAGCTCGTTCGTCCGAAGTTGGAAGAAGACCGTGAACAGGCTATTTCCCGTGGTCGCTACGAAGAACCGGCAGTCGGTGAAGACGGCAAGTATAAGGCTGGTGAAACCTTGACTGTGTGTAACGGTTACCTTACTCAGTTGTGTGACTTGTATAAGGATAACACCAAACCTGTGAACTGGTTGTTCAAGGGCAAGGCGTTGGGTGTAGGTGCTCAGTTGGTGGCAGACATCGAATCGGCTGTCGATGAAGTATCTCCGAAGTACAAGAACAAGCATCTGACTATCCATGCTGACCCGGATTTGATTCTCAAGTATTCTCGTGCTTACCGTGATAAGTACCCGAACACTAAGAACGAAGACGGTCAGAAGGTGAAGGTGGATTATACCAACTTTACGTTTGCCGGCTTGGAAGGTATGCGTGGTTCCGGAGCATTCTTCATCACTCCGAAGGAAAACTTCAAGCACATCATGTCGCGTGATCCTAAGAATCAGAAGCTCCGTATGGCTACTCAGGACTACGAAGCCAAGATTTATGGTGAATGGCGTGAAGGTTGCGGTTTCTGGATTGCAGAAGCAATCTTCGCTTACTTGCCTGAAGCTTTGGTGAACGAAATTTCTCCGGCTGCAGAAGTAACCGGTGAAGATGGACTCTAATTTGAAAAGGAGGTAATATTATGGGTGAAGCATATTCAATGGTTTCCGTAAAGAAGAAGAGTGACCAGGCTGGTCGTTCTTCCGGAAAGAAAATGTATATCGTGTTGTTCCGTTGGGAAGATGTAGCTACATTCACCAAGGATGAAAAGGGTGTGAAGGTCACTGCTTTTGCTTTTGCTGAAGGCAAGAAGCCGATTGGTGTGTATGCCACTCCATCGACCATCAACATTTATGCCAATTCTGAAGGTGAAGACGATGCCCGTGGCTATATCCATCATGTCGATTTCGAACATCCGGGTACCAGCTTGGAGTTTGACGAAATGATGAATGCCAACATCAATGCGAACCTCGGTGCGATTGTAATGGGTTGTTCAGGTGACGATGCGAAGATTGCCGGTACTCCGTGTACACCTTTGCAAGTGACACAGGACAACTCGCAGGACAACAAGGAAGGCAACAAGAACACCGTTCAGTTGGCCAGTTCCTTGCGTAGCGGTCCACTCGGTAGAATTGCGAAGTCGCTCATCCCGATGACGGATGATGATGAAGTAAACGCCGTTCTTGGCTTGCCTGCTGCAGATGCAACAGGATTGTGATATCTAATTTAAGGTTAACTCGGCTGGCAGTCGGATGACTGCCGGCTTTTATTCTATCAGAAATGAATGTAGAAAAGCAAGAATCTTCAGTAGCTGAAGCAAAACAGACTGAGAAGAAATTGTGTGTCGTTATCCCGTATTACAAGGCAATACATCAACCGATGGCGCTGCTTTATGCTATCCGTTCCTTATGTGCCTATTTGTTGGCGGATTTCAAAGTGGTCGTTATCGGTGATAAAGAGGATTGGTTCAGCCCTGAACTGGTTCATGTACCTTCTTCATTGTCTGCAGTTGATACAGACAGTATCATTGATGATGCCTTCACCAAGGTGACTTTGGTTGAACATATCTCTGATGAATTCATTTTGATGATGCCGGACACTTTCTTGTTGACTCCGTTGTCTGTGTCTCACATGTTGATTTCCAAAGCATCCGAATCGCTTGAATTTAATACGGGATTACCTTTTGGTGTTGATATCAAACAGGTTATGCAATATTTGACGGCGATGCCTGACGAACCTCTGACCATGGAGATTTGTCAACACTGCAGTTCCCATGATCGTCCAGTAGTGGTTGATTGGCGCAAGAACGAATGGTTGCTTCCGGTGGTTTCTGCAAACCCGAATCCGGCAAAGTTTAAGGAATTGGTGGACAAACGTTTCTTCATGCGTTACAGCAAAGAGGGGTGGAGCGGATTCCTTCAAGACAAATTGAAGGTTATGTATCCGAACAAATCGAAGTACGAAGTGTAATGAAACAGGATATCATCACTTGGCTGAAGTCAGGTGCGAACGCTCAAGAGGGTGTGCAGCTTATGAAAAGGGCGGGCGCACCCTCTCTTGCATTACGCCTGGTATCTTCCAATCCTTCCCGTTACAAGAAGATGATGGTGGAGTGGTTGGCTCAGAAATTTGGTATCGATGAAAACTTGTCCATGATACGTCAGACAACCGAAGTGGTTGTTCTCAAGGAGAAAACCAAATCCTTCCGGGAAGAATTTCCTTTCTTGGATCAACCCGATTGCCCGGTTGAACTGGAAGCCTTGGCTTCACGAAAGTTCTCACGCTATCACGATTACGTGAAGTTGCATCTTAAGCTTCGTGAATGTCGTAGTCTGGATGAATGTGCCAAGGTCGCACGTGAACTGTTGGACAGCTATATGGAGAACCGTGCAATATGGGCAGAATTGAACTATTACCAAAAGCACAAGGTCATATTGGGTAAACATCCCATCTTTGCGGCTTTCGCTCGTCGCAAGAACTTGCTCGTCATGTCAGTCAAGGACCTGATGAAACGTAAGCAGCAGCTGGAGAATAACATTTGGCGGGTGCAGTCCGAGATGAAAAGAGGTGACAAGCCGCATTTGGATGGCCAGCGTCGAGAGCGGTTGAACGCCTATCAGGCGGAATTAGCCGAAGTAAACAGGTTATTGGATGAAGAATAGATTTTTCGACCTCGATGAATTGTTTGGCGAAGTACGTCAATCCCGGATGTTTTCGCAACGGTTTGAAAGTATCTTGACTTTCAAACTCAACAATCTGCGTGAACTGTGCGGACGATTGCCTGAAAACGGCGAGGCGTTTTTCATTGAAACCCGAAAAAGTTTCACGGCATTTACGTTCATTGTCTACCTGATCAAGAATGCCGGCTATGTCAGACATATCTACATAGCGACCTATTTAACCAATGAACGTATCATCAATGCTTTGCTCCGATGGAGAGACAAAGGGATGATTGGTACCATTCATCTGCATGTTTCCGAGACGCTGAAATTCCGTATGCCGGAAATATTCCAGCGGTTGAAACAGTTGCACAATGAGGGCATCATTACGTTGACTTATGGTTGGACACACAAGAAAGTGACTTGCCTGGATACTGAATCCGGCCATTATGTGGTCGAAGGTTCAGGTAACTATGGCGAGAATGCACTTGAAGAACAATACGTATTCCTTAAATCACATAAAGTATATGAATTCAGAATCGGCAATTAATGTTTGGACAGAACGTCCTAAATGGTTCGGTCGAATCAATATCGAAGAATATGAGAAATTGGCATCCATCGGATATACACCGCAACAGATAGCGATGTACTATGACATCGAAGTGGGTGATTTCATGTTCTACTTTACGTTGCTTCGTTCACCTCTGAAGTATCATTATGACCGTGGACAGTTGTTGCAGCAGGCCAAGGAAGGTATTTCCATGACCGATGCAGCGGCCACGGGTGAGAATGTAACCCAAGCGCAGCGCTTGGACAAGTTCCGTGGGCAATTGGAGTTCAAGAACAACATTAACAAAGTATTTTTCGGTGATTTAGATGTTTGAGAAAAGTTATTATCACGTCCTGCAGGACTATATCCAGAGTGGTTGCAAGGAGCAGCTTACACCCGAGGAACAGGAATATTACAATGCGTTGTATGCCATCGTAGGCATTCATCGCAAGTATGGCCGTGACCAGGCAATCAATTTGTTGATGCATGAGCCATTCAATTGTTCACGTCCTCGTGCCCGTGAGATGTATAACGAAGCGGTCAATCTCTTCTATCTGGATGATTCCATCGAGAACCGGGCACACCGTAACATGATTTTTGAGGATTTGCAGAAAGCTGCACAGGCTGTCTTGCTTTCGGCCAAATCGCCCAAGGACATGGAGATTTACGGTAATCTGAAGATTCAGGCATGGAAGGTGAAGCAGCTGGACAAAGAAGACCCAATCAAGAGAGAGCAACCGAAGGAGAAGCCTATCAAGCTTTATACAACCGATTCCAACATGATTGGTATTCCTTCCATTGACCGTAATCTGTTGGCTCAGCAGATTGACAACATCCCGGATATTTCGGAACGTGATCGTGAACGTCTGAAACGGGATGCCAACATTATTGAAACCTCATTTGAAGAAATGCTCGATGACACGGAAGAAAAAACTCAGGATTACGGATGATGTCGAAGTCCGTTTCGGTAATTGGGTAGCACAGCTGCTATCCATCATTATGCCTTGGTCACTCTATTGGGTGGCCGGTCGTGCTTCTGCCAAGACTGTACAGGTTCTTGCGGAACGGGTTCAGGAAGTTGCAATGGATTGTCCCGGTGCTCCCTTCGCATGGGTGGCCGATACCTATTCGGATTTGCACAAGAATGTGATTCCTTCGCTCATCGATGGGCTTGCATTGTTGGGGTGGGAATATGGGACTCACTACGTTATCAATGAATCTCCACCCGAAGAATGGAAGCTCCGTATGTATAACATCTGTTCCGATTGGCGCAATACCATGGTCTTCTATACGGGATTCAATTTCACATTCATTTCTTTGGATCGTATGGCCATCGGTGCCGGACGTTCGTATGTCGGTGTATTCGGTGATGAAGTCAAGTACTTCCCGGAAGAAAAGTTCACTAACTTGTTGAAGGCCGTCCGTGGTTTCTATGTCAAGTACGGAGATTCAGTCTGGTACCGAAGCAGAACACTTACCACCGATATGCCGAATCCGAACCATTTGGGAGAATATGACTGGATTCTGAAGATGTCCAAGCAGAATGATAAGCAGAAAATCATGCTTGCCCTTCGTGCCGGATTGGTGTATAATGACACCAAGAAGACCTATGTTTCCCATCTTCAGGAATATGAAGTATTGAAGAAAGCTTTCCGTACAGACCGTTCCTTGGCATCTAAAGTGGAGAAAGCGGAAAAATCCATGCAGTTGGCCAAGCGTAACATGGAACGGTGGGAACAACGATGGATAAAGGCACGGCAGCGCGTCTCTCTATTCTTCATATCATCGACATACGTCAATGCGGATATCCTTGGTTTGGAATGGTTCCAGGATGAAATCACGGAAGGTTTGGAGGGCTTGAACTGCAACGTGCTTTCCATCATCCCTAAATTGGAATCCAGTGTGCTGTTTTATCCGAATCTTACCATCGGCCACTTCTATGCCGATGGCTATCTCAATGATGTCATCGACAAGCACCCATTGGCATGGCAGGAGGATTGTACTGTACTTAGGTACTTGGATAAAAGCAGCTATCTGGAGGCTGGCATGGACTCCGGTAACATGCTCTCCATGGTCATTGGGCAGCGTAAAGGTAGTACCTACTATGTGCTGAAAGAGTTCTATTCTTTACCACCACAGACAGCACGTGAGCTGGCGGATGCTTTCCTGGCATACTTCGCTCCGATGAAACGCAAGGTTCTGAAGCTGTACTATGACCGCTCCATGAACAACTACAAGCGTGTCAAGTCGGATATGGCCACGCAGATCAAGAATTGTATCGAGAAGTATGCCGATGGCTCTTCTACGGGTTGGAGTGTGCAGCTGATGTCATTGAACCAAGGAAACATCGGCAGTAACTTGGAGTACCGGTTCATGCAGGACTTGATGGCGGGCAATCTCCAGCGCCGCCTGTTCTCACTCAGGATAGACCAATACAATTGCCGTAATCTCAAGAGTGAGATGGAGGTAACGAAGACCAAGTCTGTAACCGACCGCAATGGTGCAACCATGGTGGTAAAGGAGAAGACGGGTGATAAGCTTCCTACGGCAAGACTGCCCAAAGAGTCCACTAACTTGACCGATGCTTTCAAGTATCTGATGATGCGCAAGGAGTGGTTGCGTGTATGGCAGTCTAAAGGTGTTGCTTATATAGGATAATGCTTCAAAGGATGCTATAGTGCCCTTCCAACGTGGTTGGAGGGGCTTTTTTATAGGTCAAACCTTGCTGGAGGTGGGATTTCGTCACATTTCCCCTTTGTTTTGTCTCTTGCAATCGCAAGTCGGGGGCGGTGCGGCTCGGGCATCGGTGCGATTCCGTTTCTCAATTTTGAGAAACGGGGGAGGTTTGTATCTTGGTTTTTAGGTACTTGGATTTTCAAGTACCTTTTTTTTTGCGTAAAGTCGCCCCATTTGAAGAAAAAGTTGTCCCAAATGACATCGGGCGCCGCGAAAAGTCCATGCGTATGCGTTTCTCTCCATACCCATGGACTTTTCGCGGGTAAGTGGTAGAAAGCGATGCTTTCTGTTGATTGTCTGAGTTGTCTTGAAGAGGTTGAAATTCTTCAGTACGCAGGCTTAACCTCAGAACTTCACCCACATCATCCAACATTTTATTTTGGTAGCGTTCCGCTGTATTGTTTAGGCTGTTTCCTTTTCTGATTGTCGCCATTCATTTCTGTCACCTATCACTGCGCAGTTCCGCTTTTTTGTGCTGCAAAGGTAAATGCCGCCTCTCACTGGCTCAAGTTCAAGCAACGTTTCCGTAAAAATCTCCAGCCCTTCGGGTAGTATTCAAGCCGATGGTTTCCGTGAAAAACTTGCTCTTGCTCTATCC